GATCCACTACTGCGAATTGTTATTGGAATTGGAGTACAAAAATGAGTGAAGTCAACATCATCCTGACAGACAAAGAAGACGGAACACTTGGTATCCGTATCGTGTCTGATGCGCCTGAAGACTCTGGTGCAAGCATCCTTGCAAAGATGTTCTTAGAGTTTGTTAGTCAACTACAAGCCCAAGAGCAACAGCCAAAAATCATTACAGGGGAATAGCATGGGTGGACTTATTGGATTGCTTTGTTTTGCAGCTTGGTTGACTCACATCTTCACTTGCTTTGCTCACGGTCTTTGGGGATTCTTGGTGGCTGGCGCTATCTTTTTTCCTATCGGAATCCTGCACGGGTTCTATCTCTGGTTCAATTAAGGAGCTGAAATGACTTTTGAAGACTTCTGGAATGTATGGCCTAAATCAATCCGCAAAGGAGGTAAATCTACTTGCTTGGCTAAATGGAATAAGTTGAAGTTGGATACGCAAGCAGATCAGATCATCAAGCACGTGACTTGGATGAAGACCACGGACGCATGGAAAAAGGCAGATGGTGCTTTTATTCCTGCACCGCTGGTCTACATCAATCAGATGCGTTGGGATGGGGCTGAGATACCTGAGATGACAGTCAATGTCAATGTGACGTTCAAAGACCCAGCATTGGCAAAGATTGAGGAAGACACTAAACGAGCTGTAGGGATGCCAGCAGATGTTGCTGAAAAACTACGGCAGTTAAAAAAATCTATCACTGTTCAGAATAATCTGCATTAGTGGTATAGAATCCAAACCGTTGCCGTGCAAAGCGACATGTTGAAGCCGTTTAATGAAGCATCTTGCCCACAGAGAAATCGAGTGGGTTTGCACCAAGATGTTTCGCTAAACGGCTTTTTTGTTTTTGCTTTAGGCAACCGTCAGGGCGCGTTAGCTGATGGTCTGCATGGACTGAACCCAAGAATCACCGCACACAGATACACCCCTGTGCAAAAGGCGACCAGCGTTGATTTGGCGACTGGTAAAGCACAACGTACATCGGTGGTAATCAAGGCGTTGTGTATAAGTGAACAAATCCGTCATGCGCACTTGGGGCTTTTTTTGTATTTAATACATATAAAAGCTTGGAGAGGGAAGGAAGAGATGGCTCTATCCACCCTTGGAGAACTGTGGTCGAAAGGAAATTGAATGTTAAAAGTATTGCCAATCAAAGCAGAAGAAACTGAGCCGTGGTTGCTCAAGAAGCACTATGCTAAACGCATGTGTCCTATCAGCTACGCATTTGGAGCGTATGACGGGCCAAAGCTTATCGGCGTGGTGACTTATGGAACGCCAGTTAGTAGCTCCCTCAGAGTTGGTGTCTGTGGTGAAAAGTGGATGGATAACGTAATTGAGCTTAATCGCCTTTGCTGTGAAAACAAAAAAAATATTGCCTCAATTCTTGTTGGCAGGTCTTTAAAAATGTTACCAAAACCTACAGTGGTAGTTTCTTACGCAGACACAGAGCAAGGTCATGTTGGTTACGTATATCAAGCCACAAACTTTGTCTATACAGGTCTAAGCGCCAAACGAACAGATTGGAAGCTTAAAGGAATGGAGCATCTTCATGGTGCAACTGTTGCAGACATGAGCAGAGGCCAAGAAAACAGAGCGCAATGGATGCGTGACAAGTTTGGTGATGATTTCTATTTGCAAGACAGAGCCAGAAAGCATCGTTATATTTATTTTGTTGGAAGCCAAGGGCAAAAGAAAGCCATGCTTTCATCCTTGATGTACGACATTGAGCCTTACCCAAAAGGTGATAGCAAACGCTATGACGCAGGAGGTGAGGTTTCTGTACAGGACTTGTTGTTTGTATGACAAAACATGAAGCACATGCACTGTTGAACCAAGTGAAGATGGGAATGTACTTTCCTGAATCAAAGATAAACGAAGCTTTGTATGTCACTGGAGACTTTGACGTACATAAGATCGCACCGAAGGCTTGTAGATCAATCTACTCTAGATCAACAGAGCTGGGTGATTGTTTGAGTTGGTCAGAGGATTGGAATAGAAAACGTAATGCAATAGAAGGAGTTGAAAAATGAGCAAGCCACGAAAAAAATACAAACCCAAAGGTGTTCGCTTAGACACTATGACATGGGTAATCTCTGGATTCAAGAACGTAGCAGACGTACCAGATGCTGGTACTAAGCTGCTTTTGAGAAATCACGTTGCCTTTGACGAAATTCGCGCAGGTAGAGGCGACAGAGAACACGTTGATTTCTTAATTCACATGGTCAACATGGCAGAAGCTTTGGCAAACCTCCAGCTTGGTCGTGATTGGTTGCCAGAGATACATGAAGCCCAAGACGCTATCTATGCGATGGCCCAGCGTGGCATCAGTGGGAAAAAGTTTCTGTTCATGGGCGAAGAGATTGGGATCGTGCAGACCATCCTTGAGTTGCATGATGAACAACTAAAAAATTGCCCTGTTCGGAAGATGGAAGAGGCGTTAGATCAAATCAACAAAGAGTACATCCACAAAAAGATGCGCCGTATTGAACCATTGGAGGCAGCATGACACAAGATGAAATCATTGAGATGGCTGTGCAAGCAAAGTTGTATAGCGGAAACCCTCGCACACCAAGTACGGGGCGCATGATTGAGAAAAGACTAGAAGCCTTTGCCAAACTGGTAGAAGCCAAGGCTACAGCTAAAGAGCGTGAAAAGTTGAAAAACGTAGCTTTGTTTGACCGTTGGTATCAAGAGCTAGATGCCGCAGTTTTAGCCGAGCGTGAGGCAATAAAGGCATTAGCTGAAAAAGAACTGCTAAATACCGCAGCTTTAATGAGTATGCCACCACAGTCAAGTGCAGCATGGAACATTTTGCAAGCAATTCAAGCAAGAGGTGAATCATGACATGTAAACACAACTGGATTGACTTCCAGATCGCTAAAAAAGTTTGCCTAGCAAAGTACATCTTCAGATGCACACGCTGCAACCAACTGAGGTTTGTCAAATGATGTACTTAGGAATTGACCCAGGCTACACAGGTGCTTGGGGCTTAATTGACCACAATGGCAAGTACCAATCTTGTGGCGACATGCTGCACAACGAGAAACACATTCTTTCCCGCGCTGTTTGGGCAGAAATGTGCCAAGCCATAGATCGACAAGATGTTGAAATCATCATCGAATCGGTTCATTCAATGCCAGGTCAAGGTGTCAGCTCTAGCTTCAAGTTTGGAATGGCTTTTGGAGCCGCTATAGCAATCACAGAGCGCTTTAATTGTCCTTGGCATCTAGTTACCCCTCAGAAGTGGAAGAAGGCCTTAAAACTTGATTCAGACAAGAATCATTCTTTAGAAATGGCACGAGAACTTTGGCCCAACGCTCCACTGTCGCGGAAAAAAGACAATGGCAGGGCAGAAGCATTGTTGTTAGCGGAGTATTTACGCCGTGAGCAGCAATAAGCATTTCATCAATTGGGAAGGGTTGGACTTCAAAGAAAAGGAGTCCGACTACGAGAAGTACCACAAGAAACCTGACCACTTCAAAGAGTCTTTTGTTGGGCCAAAGAACACTTGGGGAGGCTGGAGAAGAGGTGCTGGCAGACCAAAAACAAAAAAAGTTGAAGAAAAACAACAAGAAGGCTTGACTGTACAACTAAAACTCAATAGAATCCAAACTATGTTACTTAAAGAAATGGGTAACGGAAGCTTGGACGCAGGTGTTCAGGCGTTAATTGAAAAGGAAATGTAATGACTAATGCAATAGCAAACATCAAAGTAACACCAGAAATCATGGCTCAAGCGTTTTGGGCAATGGACTCAATAGAGCAAATCAAGTTCTTTTCTGAATTGGCAAAAGTCATCAAAAAAGACCACAAAACAAACCCTCATGCGTACAGCCTTGGTGAATTGCAATGGTGCTACATGGCAGAGGACATGAAGAAAAAAGAAAACCAAGAAGCCAAAGATATGTTGATGACTATGGCTTCGTTCTTATATTGGCACACACTTAGTTACATGGAGCAGAAATGAATTGGCCATTTCCAACACAACCACCAACACCGTGGACAGCAAAACAAATCAAAGAATACGCGCAACAGCAACGCGCACAACTGCCAGAGGCTCCGTTATGAACATTGAAAACTGGATTCGTTCACAAGTTAATTCTGGTCAACAGGCTGAAATCAGTCTTGCATTGCTTGAGCGTCAATTTGGAGATTTTTTCTTTGGCGCAAGATTGACGCAATGGGTCAACAAGATTTCCAATGAGCTAGGCGTCAAAGCAACTATTCATATGAAAAGCGATTGTGTGACTTTTTATCCAAGGGCAACACTATGACAACACAAACAGAAGCATATTTCACTTATGCCCATGCGCGTAAAAGTGACAACAAAATTTTCTACATTGGAAAAGGAAAGCAAGATCGCATAGTTTGCAAATCTAGTCGCAATAATTATTGGAACAACACGGTAGCAAAACACGGGTTTTTACCAATAAAACTAGCAAAATGGAAAACAGAGCAAGAAGCATTTGCACATGAGAAATTTCTCATTTGGTGCTTTAAAGACATGGGCATTGAGCTGGTAAATATGACTGACGGTGGAGAAGGCTTGTCAAACCCGTCAAAAGAAACCAGAAAGAAAATGTCAGCTAACAACGCAATGAAGCGACCAGAAATCGCCAAGAAAAGTGCTGAGTTAAGAGCTGGCAAGAAACTACCGCCAGTTGGACAAGAGGCCAGAGAAAAAATGTCTAAAGCAAAAAAAGGTGTTCCTCTGTCTGATTCTCACAAAAAGAAACTGTCAGAAGTAAGAAAAGGCTTAAATGCACACGCCTTTAAAGCATGGGAAACACGCAGAAAAAACAAATGGGCAACATTATGAGCAAACAGATTGATGCGCTGAAGCTGGCGCTTGAGGCGTTGGAAAGTTATGAAAAATCGGCATACATAAAACAGTCACACCCAAAGCGATGGGCGAATGGCAATAAAGCCATCACCGCCATCAAAGAAGCCTTGGCACAGCCAGAGCAAAAGCCTGTGGCGTTTATTTGCCAAGGCAACGTCTACATGGCTGATGACGTAGACGAATATTGCACTGCAACACACATTCCGCTTTACACAAAGGAGCAACTATGAACGAAGAAAAAATAGTGAAATGGTTTTATGACCATGAAGAATTGTTGCTTGAAATAATGGATAAAAAACCATATCAATCAGATGGTTGGGATTATGAAATAGAAATTGTTAAGGCATTTTTGGCACAACAAAGCAATGAACAGGTAGAGCAAAGGCTAGAACTTATCGGACACGCTGATCTAGCCATCAACAACATTTATATCTTTAGCGGATATGGCGAAGAAGTGCCAGAAGGTAGAACGCCAATTTACGCAGGATATAAAAACACACATCCACCCGTACCTACGGCACAACCCAAAGAGCAGGAGCCTGTGGCGTACATCCACCGCAATGAATACAACGAATATAGGCTTGAGCCGCATGACAACTTTGACATCAAGAGCATCCCTTTCAATATTGATGTGCCTTTGTTTAAGTCACCACAGCGCACATGGGTTGGGCTGACGGATGAGGAAGAACTGCAACTTGCTGGAATGACGGACAAATCTCGTCATTGGCTAGTCGCGGCAGTCGAAGCCAAACTAAAGGAAAAGAACACTTGAGTACAAGACCAGTATTCAGGGTAAGAAACCCAAAGCCAAGCCCATCACTGCATGACTTAATCATGGCAGAAGCACGAGAGCTACTGACAACATGGGAAGTGATGAAAAACAAGGCAACAATCGAAGCAAAATTGGCTTTGTGTGATGAAAAGTTTGGCTTTGGTGGTGAAAGAAAAGTCCGTGAATGTATGCGCAGAATTAAGAAAGAGGAAAGAATGACATGCGAAAACCAATAGGCATCACAGTCCCATATAGGGAAATTGGCTACAAAGACCCAATTAAGGTGCTGGAAGAAAAAGTAAAAGCCCTTGAGAAACGTATTGAGAAACTAGAAAAGGAAAAGAAATGACAGAAGCAGAAGCCCAAAGAGCCATTGATTTCATTCGAGACAATGCGCCTAAGTTTGCACAAGCAAAGGCAGAGCGTACATACATTGAGAACGCATTGAAAAGCAAGAAAGCTATTCTGATGGCTGATAGTGATGCCAACTCATTGGGAGCAAAAGAGATGTATGCCTACGCACATCCTGACTACATGACATTGCTGCATGGTTTGAAGGCTGCTGTGGCTATTGAGGAGGAGATTAAATGGATGATGGAAGCAGCCAAGTTGCGCTTTGAGCATTACAAGATTGAATGTTTTAACAACCGAGTAGAAGCAAGGGCGATGAACTGATGTACCGCGACCCTGATCTACTGCGCCTAGCCCAAGGCGAGAAGTGCTTGCTAGAGTGCCATCCATACTGTGATGGTGATGAAGGTTCAACAACTGTGGCATGTCATAGTAATGAACTTATACATGGCAAAGGTCGTGGCCTCAAAGCTGATGACTGCATGAGTGTGTGGGGATGCTACAAGTGTCATACATGGCTGGACCAAGGCCCGATGTCAAAGAATGAAAAAAAGAAGCTCTTCGACAAAGCTTGGTTCAAGCAAGTACACGAATGGGCCAACATCGCAGATAATATAGCTTTAAAGCCTTGGAAGGTAGATGCTGCCTTACGAGTGCTTCAACATATTGGAGCGAAGAGATGAAAGAATCAGCCGACTTCTTGTTGACCCTGCTACATGCAGCAACCAACACACACCTGCTGCACTGGACGACTAAAAGCTATGCAGAGCATCAAGCGTTGGGTGCGTTTTACACAGAGCTACCAGAGTTGGTTGACAGCTTGGCTGAAAAGCTGATGGGAAAATATGGGGCTACCCCTACTTTCAAGGGGGGCTACTATGCCCAAGCAGCCAACGGCAAAGCAGAGCTTGAAGAGCTGAAAGAGTATGTCGAGACACAGCGCACGAAGCTCCCCCAAGACAGCGAAATTCAAAACGAAGTAGACAATATTGCCAACCTGATCAACCAAACCCTGTTTCTCCTACGTTTTCACTAAGTTCATGGGTGAAAACCTTGGCCCTTCTCAGAAATGGGGAGGGTCTTTTTTTTATGGGGGGAGGGGTCAAAGTTGGTGGGGGGAGTTTTGGGTTTTTCAAAATCAAAAACCATTTTTCCCGCCATGACCCCCGTCAGCTTTACATAATTCTTCATTTTGCCCCCTTGCCTTGATAAAACGCTCACCTATAGCCTCATTACGCACCAAGCATATAACCCAGCGACAATAGCAAAACCCGCCTTAAATCGCGTTTTATAGCGTTTTAGCGCTATATCTAACCCATAAGCCCCAAGCATATAAACCCCGATATAAACCCATCTTATAAAACCAGCGCTCACGCTACCGCCTACCGCATCAGGCAGCATCAGACAGGCGCAGCAGCACAGCCAGCAGAAAAGCCAGCAGACAGGCGCAGACAGCCAGCACATCAGTGCCAGCGACAGGCTCACAGTGCTACCTACAAACCAAAAAAAACCAGCGCAGAGCTGGTACGGGTTTTAGCCCATCAGAATATTTTTAAGCTGCGCGATTGTTTTTCCTGTAATCGCTGACAGCTCAGACAATGTGAGATTTGGGTGCGAATCGTAGTATTCGCAGATTTCAGTTTTAGACATAAAAACCCTTTCAGTGCATAGCAATTGCAATAACCCGGCCTTTTAGCTGCTGCATACCGCATGCATGGCCTTTCCCTGTACAGCTGCCACATGTGCCGGGACATGGAAAAATTTTCTGATCTGGCATAGCATCGCGTAGCGCCTGATTTACTGCTGCTGTGCCATGCTCGCTACCTTTTACTTTTCGCCCGATAGACACAGCGATAAATTCACCTCGCGTAATAGGTAGCTGTTTAACGTAAGCCAGCATCGATGGCGATGCATTGTGACCGCTTGAAATATTGAGCTGATAATTTTTAGGCCATGAGCCGATCACGTTAAAACCCAGTAGCGCAGCAAAGCTTTTGCTGTAGCCATAGGCGCGAGCTGTAGGTGTTTTATGTAATTCAGCCATCCAAAATGCCACATCAGCGCCAGAGGAAAAATCGCCATCTACATACAGACGAAAATCAAAGCCATCAGCGCGAGCCTGTGCGATCTCTGCAAAAGCTGCGCTGATCGCTGCTGTATTGAAACGCATCAGCCATGCATTCTGAGCCATGCGAGCAAAAGCAGCAGGATATCGCCATGCGCGGTAGCTGTAACAGTAATCGATGCATGCACCAGCGCCAGGACATGTGACGCCCGGCAAAGTAGAAAAAGAGACAAAAGGCAGCTTAGAGTTACCGCCAGCAGCGAAGATAGAGAAACGAGCTGCGCCATCAGCGAAGAGATCTGCGAGCTTTGCAAAGTTAGTCTGCCAGCTCTTACCCTGAAATGATTCGCTGATCTGTAGTGCATAGAGAGCGCGAGAAATAGCATGCTGATCGCCTGACTGAATGACAGCAGCAAAATCTTGCAGCAAATTAAATTTTGGAGCGTTTTTAAATACTTTACGTTGCATTTTGAGCCTCTTATTTAATTGAAATTACGGTGAAATGATCGCGCAGAAATTTATCCACATCTCCAAAATGCTCATTTAGTGCATTAGATGGTTTTGACTCTTTTTCCTCGTTCAAAATATCAGCGACAGCGCGAGAAAATGACAGCTCGCACATCTCTATCGCCTCTGCCAAATCAGCATCAGACCAGCTCTCTACCATCTCCCAGCGAGTGATTTCATCACTGCCAGCAGCGACAGCATCGATCACATCGTTAAACGACATGCCATCTGGGTAATCTGTGAGAAATTGAGAGACAGCGAAAAATTGTGACTTTTTCATAATGAAACCTCTTATTTAGTTAAAACGCCAAAAGTAGAGAGCATGAGACAAACCCACACAGCGAAGAGAGAAGCAGAAACGATAAATTTAGACATGTGAAACCCTTAAATCTTTGAGATCAGCGCAGCGAGAGAGCCTGTAGATGTGCTGCTGTGAGCTGTAATGAGCTGGCGCGATGGCTCGAAATGCATAGCTACTGCGTGCCAGTTAACAGTAGTTTTCTCTGGTACAGGATAAACGGTAGATTTATAGATCGCGCCTGTATGCTTACCAGCACCTGTATCTTTGAGCTGGTCTGTAAGCTGTTTATTGATTGATTCGAGGCGTTTGATCTCTGCGCGAATCGCGCCGATTTCATCTGTAAGAGCTGCGAGCGATGGGGAAAGAATGATTGTCGACATGTAAAACCTTTCGAATTGAATTAGATTTAAGGTAGAGAGCTGCTGTCTCTGTCTGTATTGTATAGCCTAGCCTCTACATGTCAATAGCTAAATGCATAAATATCTAGATAGAGTTGTTATGAGTAACTTGATTTAGTGCTAATTCAAGACATAAGAAAAGAGAAAAGAAAAAGAGAGAAGCCCCAAGCCTTTGTTAGCTCTTCATGTAGTAGAGATAGAAGGGAAGAGAAGAGAAGGCAGCGGCATTGTTAGCTTCTATGCAACCCCCACGGAACCCGCATAAATAAAGGGAAACCCCCAAGCCTTTGTTAGCTCTACCTATAAGAGAAGAGAGAGAAGATAGAGAGAGACATAAGAGAAGGGGAAATAAGAAAACCGCTTAAATGATCGGGCCTTCCACTCAGCTATTAATGACCGCCCAGTCAGTAACTTAAACAACTAATGACCAGCGAGTCAGTAACTCACCCCCCTACTCACACCCCCCTAGCCGATTGGCTGAAGGCGCGGAGGGGGTAGGGCTGGATTGGGTGACGGAGAGGGGAGGCCCACTCACCCATTCCCAAATTTTTTCTAAAAAAACATCTATGAAACCCCGCCTTTATCCAATAGAAATTACATATCTCGATTGCTATATAAAATTTTTTCCTGTAAAATCTTTTGTGGGGGAAGCTGTCGTAGACTTCTTCACGTGGGGAAAGCGGATGCTGTGAACGAAAGAGCCAACGCTTGCTATCACAGTGCAGCGAGTACCTACCGTTTAGGTTTTACCTACCAAGACACATGAGGATTGTTAGGCTGAGGCTAGGCCGACCACCTTTCACGGAGAGAATCAGTCCTCAGTTGTGTTGGTAATGTAAAAAATGCGCGGCTTGCTCCGCAGGAGAATAGTATGGCATGGTCATTGGCTCACCCTCTGCATGACGTAGAGGACATTGTTGAGATGGCGGATAGCTTCTTTGGTCATGAAGCTGATGGCATCCTTAAACGGGATCGCAAGGTGTTCCGACATAGGGTTACTGTTGCGACTACTGAACAACTGTTCAACAAGTCCCGTGAGTTCATTGCTGTGTGCCGAGGCGAGACTACTGAAAACTGGGATAGAAACAAGGAATGCTTTGAACAACCCCTTCTCGGCTTTTGCTGGTTTGACCGTGGTGGTTATACAACCTACTCTAACGAAGAAATTTCAAATGCTAAGTTCCACCACTTGGACCTTAATTTGCCTGTACGTACTCGTGTACGTCTTGTTAACGAGATGATTGACCAACATATACTTTGGGCGCATACTTGGAATGTTCCTATTGTCTGTTCAACATCCATTCGTGCTGACCACGATGGGTTTATGAAGATTCACAAAAAGCGTGGGTTCATTGTCAATGGCTCCTATGCTTGGATTCGTACTGAAGAGGCTATGAAATGTTTGACGAAATAAGGCCAGAAGGTTCACACGTTTCTTCCGAGGCAAAGAAAGCTGAAGCCCGTGCTTATGCGGCTGCAAAACGTGCAGAGAAGAAAGCCATGAAACTGGCTACTGGCGAAAAGCTTCCGCGCACTGGTGGCCTCAATGACCCAGCGAACCGTAACACCGCTGGTCGGCCTAAGTCGATTATCAACAAAGTTACCGAGTACGGGGCTACGTTCAATAAGCTCAATGACGAACGTACCAGCATGGGCTTGCCTCCGCTGACATCCGCGATGGAAACTTTGATCCATGCCATGAACTCTGACGAGCTGGACATCAAAGAAAAGGCTCGTATTGCCGACAAGCTGGCTGCTTTTGAATCTTCCCGCGCTCCTATCATTTCTATTGAACATGTACAAAATGTCCATAAAGATGAAGATGTAACGGCTGAAGATGCTATGGACGAGTTTTTAGACTCGTTGCGAAAAGTGTGATAATTGGCTAACCAATCACGAAAGGTCCGAAATGACTACTAACTTCCTGTATGCCCAAGCCCCAAACCGCAAAGGCAACATTTCCAAAAACACCGCTGTTAAAGGTGGTGGCGTTACCGCTGTTACTCGTCCTCAAGGCTCTACGGCTTATGCTGCTGGTCATGTTGGCGCTCCTGCTGCTGATGGCAAGGTAAATGGTCGCAATCAAAAAGTGCAAGTGTCTACTCCTTGCTGCTATGACACCAAGTCAACCAACACTGGTTACTTGAAAAACTCTTCCTACTTGAAGTGAGGCAATCATGTCTGCATACGGTAAAGTAATCTCTGGCGGCGCAAAAATGTCAAAAGGCCTTTCTAAAGGTATCAATGGCAAATTGGCTGCTTTTGAGGCTGGTCACAGCCACGCTCAAAAAATCGCTACTGCCGTTGGCAATGCGTTTAAAGTCACTCACTTGTCTGACCAAACCACAAATAATGTGAATGGCGGCAAGTTTCAAAAAGTGAAACCCCTGAAAAACGTCTAAAGGATAGATATGGCAACGTATGACATTGAGGCTTTAAAAGCCGACTTACCCACGGCTAAAGAACTTGCGCAATTTGTGTATGACCGTACACAGATTTCGCTTGATCTAATTGGCAAGCCAAAAGAAGACCAATATTTGGTTGCTAAGAACGCTCTTGAAGGCAAGAAAATTCCTGCTGAATACATCACGGATGAAAATCCTTATGTTGACCGCAAAGAACAAATTCCTGTTGACGAGATTCGTAAGCTTCCAGAGCGCAGCAAAGACCTGCCTCCAGAAGATGCGATGGTTCATTTCTTTGGCGCAACCAACATGCCTCACCCGTTAGACCCTCAATCTGACAAAAAAGTGGGCATCAACTTTAAAAAGTACAACAACGGCTTGATCACATACCAAGTGATGGGTCCGTTGGAGCAGATTGCTGTTGGTACAAAGGTCAACCGCTACGGTCAAGAAGTGCCTGAACGCTATTCTTGGATCGACCCTCGCACTGAAGAGCTGGTGATGCGTAACCCTGATGGCACGTTTACTCAGCGTGGTCAAGGTTTGTACACCTTCTTGATTGGCGAAAAGGGTGGCGGCATTTGGGGTTTGATTGATAAGGACATGGTTCGCGCTACTGCTAAAAACATTGCCGATCCTTGGGCTTAAATGGAAGACTTCTCTGCTATCTTTCGGCAGAGATTGTCTGGTCAGGCAGAAGTTTGCGCTCGTAAAAGCTTAGAGTGGTTGCAAAAAGACCTTCAAAGTGAGCAAAAACTTCAGCCTGAAGACGTTTATTACTTGGCACAAGCTGCTCATATCTTGTTAAACATACGAGACACATATGGCAAAAAGTGAAGCAAGTGATTACATTCAGCCAATCTACAAAGACCGAGCATTAAAGTACCTTGTCAAATTGGCAGGGGGTAAAAAAGCTGCCCAATCTCTTTCTGATGAACAGAAAAAGAAAATGATGATTGCACGAGCTAAGTTAGCTCATGAGATGCAATTCAATCAGCTCAAATGGTTTAGGCCATTTAAGTACCAACAGAAGTTCTTTGAAACTGGCTTGACATCAACTCGCCGTGGCATGATTGCCGCTAACCGAGCTGGTAAAACCATTGCTTCTACCTACGAAACTGCTTATCACCTGACAGGTCGCTATCCTCCTGGTTGGAAAGGCAAGACTTGGGATAAGCCTATTGTGGCTATGGCGGCTGGCGAATCTTGGGAGCAGGTGGCTAAAACCTTGCAATCAAAATTGCTGGGATGCGATGACATCAAGCAAGGATATAAACTTGGCACAGGCTCAATTCCAAAGGAGTGCATTGATGACAAGTCCTACAGGTCCGATGGAGCCAACGTCCTCTCAATCGAAATCTGGCACGTTAGTGGTGGAAAGTCCAAGCTTTATTTCAGCAACTACACACAACAAGTTCGCCACTTGCAAGGTTTCGAGCTTGACTTGGTTGTGCTTGATGAACAGCCACCAGATGAAACTTTTTCAGAACTTGTTGTTCGTACAGCAGCTCGAAACGGACAGGTTATCTGCTCATTTACCCCCCTCAAAGGGTTGTCAGGGTTAGTTCGTAAGTTTTGGGATCAGGTAGAGGGATACTCGCATGTGCGGGTGACTTGGAACGACATTCCGTATGAAAACGAATGGGGTGAACCGTTTTTTTCACAAGAAGAACGTGACCAGCTTAGTCGAGACTTTATGCCTTGGGAGCGTGATTGCCGTATTAACGGTATTCCTATGGTTGGCAAAGGCGTGGTGTTCCCGTTGCTGGAATGGCCTATTTACAAAGGCGTTGACATTGACCTTCGCAAAGAAGAGAAGTTTGAACGCTTAATTAGCTTTGACTTGGGAATTAAAAATGACCCGACAGTTATCTCGTTCCTTTTCCGTGATCCAGTACAAGAAGTTATCTACCTTCATAAACAAATCACCATTCCAAACGGTGAAACGCCTGATGAATACGTACATTACTTGCTTGACAAGGAATCCAAAGGCGTTCCAATCGCCCTTCCCCACGATGGAGGAACTGCAGGTCGTTACACGCTTACTGAACAAAGCGTCAGGGAAGTGTTCGAAGACTCGTATGGTCTTAACTGCATTCAAGGGGCTATTCTCAACCCGCCGAACGACCAAGGCAAGGTAACAAACCACATTGCCTACGGAATCAATATAATGCGGTTAATGATGGAGCGCGGAACTTTCTTGATTAACGAGAACTGTAAAACGTTTCTTGACGAAGCTCGCAACTATGCCATTGATGATCATGGTAAATTCACGGGTAAAGATGACCATCTTGATAGCGCACGAATTGGCATTCTTGCCTTGATACAAGGTCATGGTGAATCAGTTGTTAGTCGAGCTAACACATTTGCCGCAAAACGGTTTACTCCCCTAGAGGGAAAGGTCCAAAGGATTTGACATGTTAGATAAACAAAATATTGTTGTAGATGGCTTGGAAAGTCCTCCCGCTAACAAAGGCATCGAATACCAAGTAGCGCACGAGGCGTATCTGAAAATGGTCGATTACCTTCGACTAACTCAAGCCAAGAATACGCTCAACCGACTGAGCGATTATCACTACCTCAATATTGCTGTTTCTAACTCTACAGAACCAGTTCGTGGCATTGACTACATTTCTCCTGTAGTTAGCCCTGGCATCGACTATTCAACAGCCGTTATTACCAAATGTTTGATGCCCAACGGCAAATTGAACTTTGAGTTTGAACGACTGAGCGAAGCAGATGCGGCTGGCGCTCAACAATCCGCAAAAATGGCTCTTCACTTCATTAACAGCAAAAATGATTCTTATGCTGTGATTCGTGATTGGGCGCAAGATGCTTTGTTGCACAAAAACGGTGTAATCATGGTTTCGCCAGTGCGCGACAAGATCACTCAATACAAAGAAGTTGAAGGAACAAAAGATCAGCTTCGTTCTTTTGAAATCATGGCGGCTGAAAAAGGCCTTGTTGCAAAAAGGCAACAAATGCGCCGTGTTGATGTTGATCTGCAAGGCGTAGCTCAAGAAACAATGATGCCTGATGAATCAGGTATGCCAATTGAGCCTTCAAGCGAAGAAGTGCAAGACGCTATTCGCAACAACACGATTTATCGTGCTAAATACAAGATGACTGGTTATTCAACCAACATCAGAATAAAGCACGTTGCTCAACATTACTTTGTTTGTAATCCAACAATTCCAGGCATCCGTAATCAAGATTTCTGTGGCTTTTATGACCCAATGACAATTCATGAGGCAAAAGCTCAGTACCCATACATTGATTTAGAGAAATTTGCCGATCATGCTGCTTACGGTCCTGCTGGTGCTTATCAAGCTGGCGCTTTGGAGAATGATCTTGCCCTTCATGCGAGAGATTCAACTCCCGTTCCTGGACAGGGTGTTATTGCAAGTGCAGGTGCTGATCGTTATAGTCGCGTTGTTATGATCACAACCGCTTGGCTGCGTAAAGACGTGGACAATGATGGTGAAGAGGAAATTATTGAAGTTTGCTATTCTGGCGGCTACATTTTGTACGTCAAAGAAGTAGATTTCATCCCATTGGCTGAGATGTGTCCAAAGCCAATCGTTGGCAACTTCTTTGGATACTCTCAAGCGGAGCGCTTGGTTCCTTTGCAGGAATACAAGACAGCTATCAATCGTGCTGAGATTGCATTTGCCATGAGAGCTTCTACAGCTCAGATTGGTGTGAATCCAGAGTTTGTAGATGCGGAAGAAATTCAACGTGGCGTGTCTGCCATGTTTATTTTGGACCGCAAGTTTGACCCAGCCAAGCACGTTTACGAGTTCCAGCCACTGCAAGGCAACCTAGCTTATGTTCAGGACGCTATGGAGCGTTTTGACCAAGATACAAGCCGTATGTTGGGCATGACAAACCCTGCTGACACCTTGAACCCTGAAGTCATGAAAGATGGCAACAGCGGATACAAGCTTCAGTTGGCTATGGGTCCAAATCAGCTTATCCAAGATGAAATGGTCAAGAACTGTGCCATTGGTGTGCGTGACATGATCTACATTGTGTGGAAAACCATGATTCAGTACGCTGATGACTACAACATTCAACAATTGGCTGATGCCATGTTGCCAGGCGCTGGCTTCTTGGATGCCAAATCAATGGAGAACTTTGAATTTATTGACCGAAACATGATCAATGTGGACTTGGCACTTGGTTTCTTGTCGGACGAAAACCGTTTGACACGCCAACAATTGATCATGCAAGCTCAACAAGGTTTTGCTGCCGTGATGATGCAACTGGACCCAAGCGTTCCAGAGATGTTTATCAAAGCTCGCCGTCCATTTGAGGACACCTTATATGCTTTAGGTGTTAAACATTGCGATTCTTATCTCCCCACGTTAGAAGAAGCCGCAAAAATGATTCAAGCCAAGCAAGCGCAAGGACCAGGTGTGGCAGAGCAAGAGGTCCAATCAAAAGTGAACTTGAATAACGCTAAAACTCAAGAATCTCAAACAGTTGCGGCTTTGAATATGAAGAAAGCTGAAGACATTGACATGGATAATTTCTTTGAGATGAAAGCGATGAAAGCAGGTAAACTTTCTGCCGTGGAAATTGATTAAGGATTGAAAATGGAAAGTTTAGTAAAGAATATTCGTGAGTTCTTTAATAGGCGCACGAAAGCAATTGACGCAAATAAGGAGGCACATGTAAATCGACAAACTCTGGTACTTCAAAATGGAGAAAGCGCCAGCCGCTTACTCAAGAATGAAGATTTTGCATTGATGTTTAACCTGTATAGGTTTCACATGCTTGAGCGCTTGGAAGATTCCCAAGATGACTCCGAAAGAATTGGCAACGCATATTATGTTGCTGGGGTGCGTGATTTCATTAGCTTCGTGGAGAGGAATGAATATCTCGCTAAGAAACTGGAGAAATCCAAACTTAACGAAATGGTGTAATATATGTCAGACGTAATCACAAATGATGTGACCGCCACTGAGCAAACTGGTGCAGTTAATCCCGCCGATGCTATTGCAGCGATGATTGCCGCTAACAAGCGTAACGTCCCGCAACCCAATAGTGAAGCTCCACCAGCAGGACAAGTTGACGCGCAAGCCGAAACCCCTGAGGCGGCTCCTAATGAGGAAGCCGAACCTGAAAATAGTTCAATCGAGACTGATGAAACTGTAGAAGCTGAGAATGAGGAAGAGGCCACCGATGGTGTAACCGAACCTATCAATTTCTTAGAGTTTGCAGAGCAGAATCCTGACATGCTTTGGAGGATTCCTAATAAAGACGCAGAAGGCGGCTTTGTGGAGATTCCAGTATCAAAGGCTGCTGCTATTCTTGGTCAAGGTAGTGCTATTCATGAAAATGCGCGTAAGCTTAAAACCGAACGTGCTGATTTTGAAGAATATGAAGCCAATCGTAGAAAAGAACTCGATGGTTTGCAAATTGGACTAGAGCTGACTATTCAGCCCAAACTCCAAGAGTATGCAGATGAGTTAATCACTCTTCAGCAATACAACCAGCAATGGGTGCAAATCAGAGATGCTGCTACAGACGAGGTTCAACGTAGTGAAGCTGAAGCGGCTATCCGCCAGAACGCTAAGTTGATCCAAGAAAAGAGCGATTTTATTTCTACGAACCGTCCGAAAGTTGAACAGTTCTATCAACAACGCTCTGCATTTGTGCAAGAGCAACTTGAGAAAGCACGTCAGAGTTTTTCTGATAAAGAACTGTCTAACAAGGCAACTTTCACTGAATTGCGGGAAAAGTTGTCAAAGGATTGGAAAGGCGCTAGTGGATCATTTGTCCCAGGTGTGCCAAACATTGATTTGGTATCCAGTGATGAATACCTGCTAGGGTTGATCCGTGACGGTATGAAGTTTCGAGAAGGTCCGAAAGTGCGAAATGCAGGTGGTTCTTTGGCAGCAGCCAATCAACCTAAAGCAAAAGCCAAGACTGCTCAAGACACAAAGGCTGAAGAGCTTCAAAAGAAAGCTGCGTCAGGCGATAAAAGCGCTACACGCGATCTTTTGGCAACTTTTCTTGCGTCCCAAAAACGCAGACCTCGTTAATTAACTCAGGAGCTTAAAAATGGCAACTATCACTTCCGCCGCACTCGGCAACGGTAACGGTTCGTACACCACCGACATCGTGGTTAAAGACCTCGATTTGACAGTCTCTAACTATGTTAAAGACCGTACCCCCGTCACCAACATGGCTATGTCCAAAAAGCGCAAGATCAATTCGACTTTGCACATTTGGCCTAATGACTATTTCCGTACCCCCGCTTTGAACGCAAAGTTGGAAGGTGCTGCTGTTACCGCTGGTGCAGCCGCCTCTAACACCCGTTCTAACTTGGGTAACTACACACAGATTTTCACCACTGTGATCGGTGCTACTGGTACTGCTCGTGCTGTTGAACAAGCTGGTGGCGATCCTCAAGCCTACCAAGAAGTCAAGCAATTGACTGAAATCATGTTTGACGTTGAGCTGCAAATGTTGCGTGCTGACGGTGCTTCTATCAAGTACAGCGGTCAAGCTGCTACTCAAGGTTCTAGCCCCAACAACGGTCGCCGTTTCGGTTCGTTGTTCGCTTTTGCTGGCACTCGTTCTGGCAACGACACAGACGGCACTTCTGTGCTGAACTTGGCTGCTTCTGATAGCGATGACACCACTTCTGCTGTGGCAACCAACACGCCTTTCAACGGTTCGTTGGCTAACGCTGGTTTGGGTTACTTCACTTTCAGCTCTGGCGTGACTTTGCAAGCTTTCAGCCCTGTGCTGTACAAGCAGTTGGTTACTGTTGCTGAACAACGCTTCAATGCCAAGATCACCAACATGGTGGTTCCAACATCGTTGCGTACTACTATCTCTGACAACATCCCTCAGAGCCGTAGCATCAACCGTTTCAACCCTGCTGACAAGGGTGACACCATCGGTACTTACGAAGGTGACTTCAACTACACCTACCAGATCGACGATAGCTGGGTTATGGACCAAACCGGTTCTGACAACACTTCTATCTTGTTCTTGAACCCTGATGTGGTTCAGTGGGGTAGCTTGCGTGAACTCGGTCCAAACAACGAAGTGTTCTCGAACGCTGACGCTAGCTTGGATCAGTACATCATGGAAGGTACTTTGATCGTGCGTAACCCAGCAGGTGTGGCTGTCTTGGCAGCTATGACTACTGGTGCTGTGGTGACTACTGCTCGCCCAGCCGCTCAAGTCAAGCGCTACTTGGCCTAATAGGTCATTTACTGAAAGGGCCTCTTCGGAGGCTCTTTTGGTAAGGAGAATTGCATGGAATTGAACTTAAACAACGAAGAAGCTAAAGTCAACGAAGACTACTACATGAAGGGAAACCTTGAGGGTGGTATTGAAGGGGCTTTGATCAAAAACGACAAAATGTTTAACGAGGTCAAGTCTGGTACTTGGTCGCAAACATTTAAAACCAAAAACATTGACTATAAAGTTGGCGCTTTAGATGGCGCACGTTATGTTCAATATGAACAAAAAAACGTAGAAGCCATTCGTGAAGAATGCAAAAATCGCCGTGAGTTCTATCGAGAGCATGGCACAGACAATCCTTTTTTTGCTGGCACATTTCATGCAATGGAGCTGCCAAAATGTTTTGCTCATGAAATCAGTTCTAAGTGGTTCAACAACCGACCTTGGGAATTAATCAAGCAAGACAAAAAGGACAAAATTTTGTTTTACGCAATCGTGAATGAATACTATTCAGATTTCGTATGTCATCCAACAGGCAAGATACCTCTTCCGTATAATCCTGCCATACCGACCAAGTAAGGAAAATCCATGTCTCTATACATTCAATCTGCTAACTCATTAGTAAGTCGAGTAGCACAGTGGGTAGGGGCAATTCCAAAAACTTTGTCAATTACCGCCTCGTCTTTTAATTCATCAACAAGCGTTATCACTGTTACGCCAACTCCTGTTGGAACAATTAATGTTGGTGACTTTATTGGCGTGTCAATTTCAGGCCCATACACGCCAGTTTTGGCTTTGACTAGCACTACCATTACGGTGGATGATCCAGACGGCGTATGGACCTCTGCAACGCTTCCTACAAGCATTCTGATGCTGCCAACTCAATCGTCTTTGGAGATTCAATCTTCAATTCAATTGGCTGAGTTGAAGATGCGAACATTGGAGCTGCCTGGACTTCGCACCAATCCATATGGCGACACTCCAACTCTGTTGACCACAAATGCACAAGGTATGGCTCCTATCCCCTCGGATATGAACACGCCTATTTTCTTTTTTCAAGAAACGCCAAATTCTGAAGTTCAGCCTGACACGCCTCCAGCAAGTATGGGTCCGTGGATTGTGTATGACCGTGTTGGTGATCGAGAGATTATTCGCCGCCGCATGATTGACCAACTGTACGTTCGTCCTTTTGGTGTTCCTCGCGTGATTCGTGGTTCTTTTTCGGAAGTTGGCCCAAATTACATCTTTACTCCAAACCCAGGAGAAGGTGTAGAAATCAAGGCCTATTACATCCGTACATTCCCATTCTTGTTTGGTCCTACAGATGACGCTTTGAACCCATTGGTGCAAAACAATGCTGTGTTGGCAAGTTTTCCAGAAGGTTACTTGTACGGTACTTTGTGGGCTTATTATGACAAGAACAAAAATACCGAAGAAGCGCAAAAATGGTTGTCTCGTTTAGATGAATCTTATGGCTTGATTGAAGACCAATACAATAAAGGCCGTTGGAAAGGTGGGGATCAACATCTTTCATCCGAATGGCAACCACGTGACTATCGTTACAACTTCAAATAAGGAAAAGACATGGCTACAGGCGGTCTTTACGGTCAAAGCAGCGCAGGAATTGTTTCTCCTCAATCTGGCTCTGAATCTTCAGGTTTATATGGCAACAACACTGTTTTTGGTGGAACTTATTTTGAATGGTTCATATTCCAAGTTTCCGATACAGCGCCAGCAACGCCTACTGGTGGCTCTTGGAGTTTTACAACCAACTCAGGTACGCCACCTACAGATTGGTTAGCAACTCCTCCAGCTAATCCTACAAACACTGTTTGGGTGTCTGTTGGTATTGTTAACTCTAAATCAACTACACCTATTGTTTGGTCAACGCCAGGTAAGTTTTCTTTTGCTTCTGGTTTGCCAATTCTTAGTGGCGCTTCTGCTCCTGTATCTGGTGACGGTCAATCAGACCAGTTGTACATTGAGACTGGTACAACTCCAGAAACTATTTGGTTTAAACAAGCTGGCACATGGACTCGTTTGACAGGCTCAAGCTTGTACATGGATTTGACAAGCAATCAAACTATTGCTGGCACAAAGACATTTAGCAGTGAAATCCAAGGCTCTGTTTCTGGCACTTCTTCAAACGTAAGCGGCATTGTTGATATTACTCATGGTGGCACAGGTTCAACTACGGCATCTGCTGCAAGGGCGGCTCTTGGTGCTGCTGCATCTGGCGCTAACAGCGACATCACAAGCCTTTCTGGTATCACTGGTGGCATTTCAACTGCTGACTATTTGCAGCTTGATACCGCAATCACTCCGTCTGTTGGCGTTGCAAAGCTGCAATGGGACACAACATGGGGTGGCCCTCAAATTGGCATGGAAGGTGGCAACGTAAATCTTCAAATTGGTCAAGAGACTTTAATCAGGGTCTACAACAACACTGGTTCATCTTTGACTGATGGACAAGTGGTTTATGTCACTGGCTCTCAAGGTCAGCGTTTGACTGTTGCTCTTGCACAAGCGAATGCAGACAGCACTTCCGCCGCCATCATTGGCATGGTCACAGAAACAATTGCCAACAATTCATCTGGCTTTGTTACTACACAAGGCATGGTTAACGGGATTAACACCAACGGCTTCACTGATGGCGCTGTTGTTTATTTGTCTCCGACCACTCCTGGCGCATGGACAACAACAAAACCTGTAGCACCTCAACACATGGTCATGGTTGGCTATATTGTTAAAGGTGGCTCAGTTGGCGCTGGTTCTATCTATATCAACACACAAAATGGATATGAGCTTGATGAGCTGCACAACGTCTTGATCACAAGCCCTGTAACTGGTCAGACAATCACATACGACTCTGGCACTGGCGTTTGGTCAAACAACACAGTCTCTTTGACCTCTGGCGTAAATGGAACGCTTCCTATTGCAAATGGTGGCACAGGCCAAACAACTGCAAATGCCGCATTCAATGCTCTTGCTCCATCTCAAACTGGCAACAGCGGTAAGTATTTGACCACTGACGGTTCAAACACTTCTTGGGCAACAAACCCATTGGGCACTGTTACTTCCGTTAATGGTACGGGAACTGTAAGTGGCATCACTCTTTCTGGCACTGTTACTACTTCTGGCAACTTGACATTGGGCGGCTCTCTTGATTTGTCCAGCCCTCCTGCTATTGGTTCTACAACTCCTAGCACTGGTGCGTTTACTACGCTGACAACAACAAGCACAATTAACGGCATTACAGTCGGTAAAGGTGCTGGCGCTGTATCAACCAACACTGCTGTTGGTGCTAGTGCTTTGGTGGCTAATACGACAGGTGCTTACAACACTGCTCTTGGGTATCAATCTGGATTAACAACTACAACTGGAGTTGCAAACACTTCATTTGGTTATCAATCACTTGGAGTTTCCTCTGCGGCGGTTACTGGCTCAGAAAACGTGGCTATTGGTATTTCTACGTTGTCTGCATTGACAAGTGGTAACAATAACGTGGCCATTGCTGATTACGCACTGCGATATACCACAACTGGTGGTAACAACGTGGCTGTTGGTATGCAAGCCCTTCAAGCCAACACCACAGCCTCTAGCAGCACCGCTATTGGTTATCAATCGCTGTATAGCAATACGGCCTCCAACAATACTGCCGTAGGCTACCAGTCGCTATACTCACACGCAGCGGCCAATGGAAACTACCTTACAGCGTTGGGTTTTGCTGCTGGCTACAGTTACAACACAGCTTTGGACAGCTATGGCAGCACCTTCTTGGGTGCTCGTGCTGGTTACAGTTCAACCACTGGTCACGATTCGACTTTTGTTGGTGCTCAAGCTGGTTATCTCAACACCACTGGTAACTACAACACGTCTTTAGGCACTGCTGCTCTTTACTCCAACACCACAGCCTCTAACAATACCGCTGTTGGTTATCAGGCTGCTTACGCAAACACCACTGGCGCAACGATTACGGCATTTGGCGCGGGTGCTCTTTATTCCGCTGTTACAGCAACAGACTGTACCGCCTTTGGCTGGTATGCACTGAACTCTGCAACGGGTTCATACAACTCTGCGTTTGGCGATCAAGCATTGCGCCTGACAACAACTGGCACATCAAACACCGCCGTTGGAACATACGCCCTTCGTAACAACACCACAGCCTCTAGTAACACTGCTGTTGGTTATCAGGCGGGGTACTCCAATACCACTGGTTCAATCACGGCTGTGGGCTATCAAGCTGGCTATAGCAACACAACTGGTGGTGGGAACTCTGCATTTGGCTATGGCGCTCTTGGGCAGTTATCGACTGGTAGTTACACAACAGCGGTTGGTCATCAAGCTCTTGTTAACACCACGACATCGAACTACAGCACGTCTGTTGGGTATCGCTCTGGGTACAACAACACTACTGGCGGTGGTATTGCTGCTGTCGGGTCTTTGGCTCTTTACAACAATACAACTGGCAATGGTAATGCTGCGGTTGGCGCATTGGCCCTGTACTACAACACAACTGGCGCTGACAACACCGCCATTGGCAGCTACGACCCTAATTCTGGCGTGGATGCGGCGCTTTATAGCAACACAACAGGTTCATACAACGTAGCTGTTGGCACTGCTGCGTTGAGATCCAACACCACAGCCTCTTACAACACGGCTGTTGGTTATCAAGCTGGGTATGCAAATACTACTGGAGCTATTACGGCGCTTGGTTACCGTGCTGGATACAGCGGGACAACTGCTGACAACGCAACCGCTCTTGGGTCGCAGGCTTTGTACTCGCAAACAACTGGCGTGAGCAACACCGCAGTTGGATATGCGTCCATGCTCAATACGACGACCTCAAACGATAACTCCGCTCTTGGAACATCGTCGTTGTATTCAAACACGACAGGTGCAAGCAATACCGCTATTGGCCGCTCTGCCCTCTATTCCAACACCACAGCATCAAACAACACTGCTGTAGGTTATCAAGCTGGATATAGCAATACGACTGGCACAAGAATTACGGCTATTGGCGCATACAGCCTTAATGTAAACACAACAGGAGCATCTAACACTGCAACTGGAAGAAGCGCCTTGTCGTCTAACACAACAGGCGACTACAACACTGCCGTTGGTGATGATGCTTTAAGTTACAACACCACAGCCTCTTACAACACTGCTGTTGGTTATCAAGCCAGCTACACCAGCACGACCGCAACTTCTACTACCGCTGTTGGTTATCGGGCTGGTTATTCGTTGACCACTGGTAACTACAACACGCTGGTTGGCTCTCAGACTGGCTATTCATTGACCACAGGTGCTGGCAACACGTTCATCGGGACAAACGTCAACACATACTGCGGCGGCTTGGTCACAACTGGCTCAAAGAACACCATCATTGGTGGCTACAACGGCAACCAAGGCGGCTTAGACATTCGCACAGCAAGCAACTACATCGTGCTGTCTGATGGGGATGGGAACATTGGTGGTTACTTTGATTCTGGCATTTTCTATAAGCCAGGAACAAGCTCCACCGCCCGTGTTAACCCAATGACCGACAACGTGGGCTACGTTGGCGACAACGTTCATCGTTGGCAAGCCGTGTATGCCGTAAACGGAACGATTCAAACTTCTGATGGGCGTGAAAAGAACACGATTGAGGACAGCAACCTCGGGCTGTCGTTTGTTCAATCTTTGCGTCCCGTTTCGTACAAGTGGAATGTTGGCGAAAACATCGTTACCTATGATGAGAATGGGGAACAAATTGTCACCCCTCGCGCTGGTGTCCGCACACACTACGGATTTATTGCACAAGAAGTGAAGGCGGCAATTCCAGAAGGCGTTGACTTTGGTGGCTTTGTTGAAGAACCCAACGATGGCGCAATGTCTTTGCGTTATCACGAGTTTATTGGTCCACTGGTCAAAGCGGTCCAAGAACTGAAAGCAGAACTCGACTCGGTGAAAGCCGAACTTGCAACCTTGAAAGGAAACTGAAAATGACCGACATCATTGAACAACCCACAGCCGAAGAAATTGCACGCCATTACAGCGCAGCAATGGACAGCGTGAACCTCATCAACGGCGGCAAGCCAGAAGGTGTGGAAGACGCTGAATGGGCCGACACAGTGGCTCGTAACAAAGAGCATTTGACTATCATGTTAGCCAAAGATTTTTGGACAACAGAAAATTTAACACCTTTGCAACAGGCGGTAGCATGAACATGAAAATAGATTTGACAATTGAAGATGTAAATTTCATTCTTCAAGTTTTTGGTCAATTGCCAACAAGCTCAAATGCTTATCCTTTATTGAAAAAAATTGAAGGTCAAGCAATCGAGCAGATGCCAAAAGACCAGCCAAAGCCTGAGTAAAATCGGTTCAACCGAGGATAAATCATGAGCTATACGTCTTTACGAACTCCATTTATAAATATGAGTTTTACTCCTGATGTGCCAAGTAATGCACTTGGAGCAAACGAGTACAACTCTGGTCGTAACGTAGAGGCTGATGTTCGTGGCATCAAAAAAATTGGTGGCGAAGAAGAAATTCTTTCCACCATTACTGATATGCCCATCTTCATGGAAGGTGGATTTCGTTCTGAAACTCAATGGGTATATATCGTTGCCACAAGAGATAGCTCAAGCCACGGTAAGTGGTGGATGATTACATCTTCTGGCATTACAAACATTACCCCTGGAGTTGGTGGAAATCCATCGGTATATCTTTCTGGATATACAGAAAACATCAACATCACAACAGATTGGGTTGGAAACGTATTTTTTATTAATGACGGCATTTCAAATCCAATGTATTTCTTGCCAACAAGCACAGAAATAACCGTAACTGCTAATGCAGACTGGAATTACGATGTTGGCGTAAATGCCACACGAGCTGGTTTTGTGAGAAATTTCTGTTCGCCCAATGTGGGCAATATTTTGATAGCTGGAAACATCACCAAAGACTTGTCTAGTGGTTCAACTGTCAACTATCCAACAACAGTTCGTTGGTCGCAAGCATTTGCAAATACTGGCATCCCAGCCACATGGGAGCCAACTCTTAACAACGTAGCTAACGAACAAGAAGTACCTGTACGTGGCCCATTGATTGATGGATTTTTCTTTGGCGCAAACTTTTATGTTTGCAGCTATTGGGATACAGTTGTTTTTTCTCCAATTGCCTATCAAAGCACAACAGCACCGATTTTCGGTGTTCGACTGTTTAACCAAGGCCGAGGACTGATCAACAATAACTGTTGGTCAAATACTGATTCAGCAGTTTATGGTGTAGACAGTCGAGATATTTGGGTATTTAATGGGTCAGATTTTGATCCGCTAGGAAATCAAAAAGTACGAGATTACTTTTTTTCCAATTTGAGCACAGCATACTCTGATCGTATTTTTATGGTCAACAACACTCAGAAGAATCAAATCGAGATTTACTATCCTGATCTGACATCTACTGGCTGGTGTAACAAAATGCTGTCTTGGCGCTATGACCTAAATGTGTGGAATGCTCCTAAAGATATTAAAAACGCTTGCATGGCAACAGAAGCGCCAGTGTTCACTGATGGCGCATTCAAATACGCATCAAGGACTGTGACATATGCTCGTGGCGGCATTTCTAGCAAAAAATTAGTTCAGACTAATCGTGGCAATTCTTTTATTGATAACGAGCCAATCCCTACGTTATTTGAAAGAAACAACATTACTTTGCAAACCGCTGAAGGTCCAGTTCCTTATTCATCAAAGGTTTACGCGCATCGTTTGCTGCCTGAAATCTCAGGCACTGGAACTATCGACATTAGTGTTGGCGGTGCTAACTCTACTGCTCAACCAGCAACATACGGTGAAAAATCTACAGTCTCTGTGGTAACTGACAATCCTTGGGTAGTAACTCAACAAAACAATGTCAGAACTTTGTCAATAAAAGTAGAATCAAACAATGCCACTGACGCATGGAATTTGACGGCTATGAATTGGCAAGCGACAGTAACTGAGGATGCCTTCTAATGCCATTTTTACTTAACGCAAATCCAACTTCATCAGAAATTTCTGATGCGGTCAACTATTTGATCAGTAATTTCACAACAGGCCTTTCCTCTGACGTTAGCAATGGTCAAATCACAGGCGCTGGTGGAGTTGTTGTTGGATACTTGTATCAGTATTTATCTGTTAAATATGCTGACAGTTTTGACGGCTCACTAAATTTCAGTGACTTGCCAACAAATCGTGAGTATTACGGGCTTCGTAATAGCAGTTCGTCCGCTGAATCTACAAACCCATCCGACTACATTTGGACAAAAGCAACTGGTGGATTTGGAACTTCCAAATATCTCTGGTATCAAACAACTGGCGGTAGAGCTATTCAGTTGGCTGTCGCAACTTCTGCTCCTGATGTTGGCTGGTTGCAAGAGCCTGGATATTCAATTGACCTTGATGTTGTTACATCGGCAACTGTTCCAGTTATTGTTGAATCGTTTGTAAGCTATTTCACGCCAGGCAACATTCAAGTACCACGTACAGGCAGTGTGTTGACGCCTGTATTTACAAACATCACGCCTGTGCTATTTGCTACAGACAAAGGTACTGTTGTTCCTTATTCTGGCGCAACGACAGATAGCAATGTTGCTTTTGTCAATAATTCTTGGCGTATTGGAAATTCATCTACCACGGGGTTTGGTGATATTTCCTATTCAAACATCACAATTGGCGATCCTACGGATGCTGGCGACTATGCTATTTGGCCTGAACCAACTGCAATGTCAAGCAGCCCAGCTTACATCACGGTTCCAATTCGATACAAAAATAGTTTGGGAGTAGTTTCTCAAGCTTCTGTTGTAAAACTGCAATTGGTATTTGTAGACCCAGGGGCTACTGGTCCACAAGGGGCTGGCATTGATATTTCTGGCTACACATCATTTGTGCAAAACGCTGGCGGAGCATATACGCCAACAACAGCAACGCTAAGTGCCTTGTTGACAAACGTAACTTCTCCAACGTATTCGTGGGCAATTTCTGGAGCAACTCCAACTACTGCAACAACTGCATCTGTTGTTGTTACTCCACTATCATCCTCTACTGGCGTAGATGTTACGTTGACCGTAAATGGTACTAATTTGCTTTCTCCAATAAGCAAAACCATAAAAATGCCTGTTGTGTATGACGGCGCTCCAGGTACTGCTGGCGCTAATGGAATGATGTCTGCTTTCCCATCCATTTACATTTGGACAGGAAGCTCTACGCCCCCCACAAGGCCATCAACAACATCTACATATACGTGGGCAACAAATAGTTATTCAGCTCCCTCTGGATGGTCTACGGTAGCTCCTAGCAACACGACTGCTGGCAACTATTTGTGGGAATTAACAATTCCTTTGAGCGCTGTTGCCACCACTACTACATCTACTCTAAATTGGGCAGATACAGCCAACACAATTCGCGCTGTTTCTTATAACGGAGCAAACGGGACGAACGGGACGAACGGGACGAACGGGACAAACGGCGCTCCAGGCGCTGCCACATTTGTTATTACTCGTGCCGCAAATGACAGTTCTGCTCCCACAAACGCAGAAGTTTCTGCTTTGCTTGGAAGAAATCCAGTTGCTGGAGATATTTGTACAGTTAGCTACAACTCTTCAAATAATGCAGTTGTTTATCGTTATGTGACCTCTTGGGTGCTATTTACGACATACATTACTGGAAGTTTGATTGTTGAAAACACAATTACTTCTGACAAATTAAGTGTGTCTCAATTGTCCGCAATTTCAGCAAACATGGGTAATATTACCGCTGGTGATATTTCTATTGGTAGCACTCCTACAATTAGCGGCACAACCATGACTGGATCAGGGTCTCGTCTTTACAATGATGGAAGATTTATAAGTGGAAATTCATCTGCAAATATTGTATTTGATGGGTCTAATTTTTATGTTAATGGCTTATCCAGTATTACCATTGATAATGGTACATTTGCTAATTTAATAACCAATCCATCGCAAACAATCTGTACATTTACTTTATCTAGAAAAGGTAAAACTGTTGTTGCGTACTCAACAAACATATCTGCAAGATGTGTTTCTGCCGCAACAAGTATTGTTTTTGGCGCTATCACAAGAATAGAAAATTCTTCTGGATCGGTAATTCCTAAAACATCATTTGAGTTGCTTGTTAATGGAACACCTAGTTATATTGGCGAAGTTGGATACAAAAGAATGAAAACACCACAAACTTATTATTCTGTTATTGACCTTAATCCAGGGACATATTCTTTAAAAGTGTATCAAGGGCTGGCTTACGGTTACGATTCAAGTAATAATTTTTTGTCATCAGCCGTTGATGTTATTGAGCCTTCTGCCAGTTTTAATGTTTATATTTATCAAGTAAGTATTTAAGGATAAATCATGGGTGGATTTTCATCACAAGTACAACAGCCACAAACGTCTGCAAATCAATCTGGCGGCAAAGGGGGCGCTCCTGCTCCTCAAGCTGAAACACAGCCGTTTCCACAACAGCCTAGCCCAATGGGTAAAGGCGGCGCACAAACAAATTCAGCCACATCAGGACAACCCCGAATTGGTCAGCAAAATCAATACTCTAATACTGTCGGACAGTGGGATAATAGTCAAATACAACCATTGCAGCCTCAGAATGGCGGCAAGGGCAAAGGAGGTTAATCATGGGTAGCGGGAAATCATCAGGCAATCAGCAAGCAGTTGTTACTGAAGAACAAAAGGACTTGCTAAGAACGCAAACTGGAGCGTTGAAGAATACTTTTCTTCCAGCTTATCAGAAGACAATTGGTATGGCTACCGATGTTTATGGTCAAGCAAATCCAGTAGCCACTAGCGCTGCTAACACCGCAATGAATGTGGCTGGTCAAACTGGCGCTACTCAGCAAGCAACTGGCACTGCTGGCACTTTGACAGGCATGGCTGGTCTTGCATCATTGTTTAATCCTCAATACGAGGAAGGACAAGTTCAAGCTGCATTGCAAGCTGGTCGTGAATCAGCTCGTGAATCGCAAGCTGGTCAAAACGCCATGTATGGTGGTGCTGGCGGTTTAGGCAGTTCTCGAATGGCTTTGGCTGACCGCAACTTGGCTAGTCTTAATGAACAACGTCAAGCTACTGCTGCCGCTTCTGCTCGTGCTGGTGTTCAAGCAAACAAGTCTGCTGCCGCAAATCAACTAGCAACTCTTGGCGGTCAACAATTGGCTTCTGCAAATCAAGCCGCCTCTGCTCGTATTGGTTACGCCCAAACTCCACAAGATGTGTTGGCAAAATATGCTTCTGTCATCTACGGAACTCCACAACAATCTACAACGCCAAATTTCCAAGGCACTCAAGGTCAAACCAGCTCCTCCAAGGGTTCTGGTATCAAATTGGGTTAAGGAGTCATCATGCCATTTGATCCAAATAAGTTCATTAATCCAGGCCAGTTTGGAGATTACTCTTCATACTCTGGCATGGGTGGTGACCAACAAATGAAGAGTGTTAAACAGGTAATGGCTGAAGTTGTTGGCGTACCTGCTGCTGGTGGTGAAACGCCACCTCAAGTATCTGGTCCTGTTGCGCCTCCTCAATCTTTTGGTGAAATGGCAACTCAACAAGTTAATCAAGCCGTTGCGCCAATTCAGCAAAAGGCCACAAACATTTCTAACGCTTGGGATCAGGCTTCTCAAGGTAATGGTATGGCTGCTGTCAATGCATATCGTGGGTTCTCTCCAGCGCAACCAAGTGTGCAACCATACAAACAGCCAAGCGTAATTGACCAACATTATGGAGTTGAGTAATGACAGAACAAGTAACTACTCCTGAACAAGCATCAAATAAAGATGTCAAAACCTCTTCCAATTTGGATTGGGGTCAAAGCCAAGAATTTGAGCAAATCAACAAAGATGCCGCTGACTTGCACAATCAAGTATATGCACCTATTGTTCAAAAAGTGATGATTGCGGCTACAGGCCAAGGAACTCCAGAAGATAACATTGAAGTTGCTAATGTATTCAAGACGGCTAACGAAGCTCGTATTGGTGATGTGTTGGCAGGTATCTTTAAAGCAGACCCTCTAAAAGTCTATGTTGGTTTAACTGGTGGCGCAGATCAAGCTGAAGCTGGATATGATGGCGCAGGAAATAATTATGCTGTTATTTATAACCAGCGCGGTGAGTTGCGAGGATATAAAAATCGCACAACTGGAAAATATCTAACAGAGCAAGAGTTGGCTCAGATTGGGCCAATCACATCTAAGTCAGACATTACCGCTGAACGTCAGCCATTGTTTAAAGCAATGGGCGCCACCTTGCAAGATGTTGCAAAAGCTCGTGCTGTGGACTTTATTGACACCATGAAGCTTTCTGGTGAAGCTGGTGCTAATGGCGGCTTGATTCGTGAGCTTGGCGCACAGAATAATCAGATTGCTAAACGCTTGTCTCCTGCATCGCTTGATCCAAATACTCTTGCGTTTATCAAAGGCATCTCCAGTATTCGCACTGGTGATCAACAACAAACTCGTTCTACTGTTGATACTTTGTTGCAAAACGCAGATGGCTCTAAAAAGTCTGACACGATTTCCAAATCTGCAAAAGATTCAATTGGCTTGAATTTTGGCCTTCAATATCACCAAGGTCGAGGTTGGACTGATGCCAAAGGTAATGTGGCTACAAAAGAGCAGCTTGAAAAAATGGGTCGTGCTTTTGAAGAAGGTCAAACTTCTGACAAGGCAATTGAAACTCGTCAACAAGACATGTTGCAACGCGCACAAATCTTGGCAGCAGGTAAGCCAGAACTGTTGAACGACATCACGGCGTTAATTAACAACAACTACAAAATTTCTCTTGCTCAGAATGCAATTGAAAAGTTTGGCGGCATTGGCGTTGCTCGTCCTAACCTGCCACAACAACTTGGCGACAGCTTCATGTCTGCTCGTCAAAAGGCAATTAGTGACGAGTTCTATGGCGCTGCTTCAGAAGCTTTTAGTAGCTTTATGGAGAAGCGTTTGCGTAACATTCCTGCTGGTCGTAGTCCCGACATCGGCACTCTCCGTGCTGAGTTTGCTCGTTCTCCAGAAATGGCAAGATTGCGTAAAGGCGCAGCAGAACAAAGCTATATTATTGACAAAGAGAATGATGCTGTTGCTGCTGAAATTGGTCAACGCCAAGCAACTCAAGGCTTGACAAATGAAAGTGGTAGACAAGCTGTTGCTCCACGTGAGAATGCTTCTAAAAGCATGGGTCCAAGCGGCAGTCGCCCACCTGCTGCCCCTGCTGTTGAACCAGCTACACCAACACGGCGCTCATTGTCTGCAATTCGTGAGAGCATGAGATAAGGAAAACAAAATGGCTGACGTACATAGTTTTATTTCTTCTGCACTTCAAGAAGGCCACCCAATTGAAGACATCGTTGGCTTTTTAGGCGAGTCTGATGACCCTGCTGAAAAGGCTTGGGCTGACCGCTGGAAAGCTACTGCTTCTGCTCCTGAGTATCAGGCTGGGGCAGGGATGAAGGAAGATAAATCTCAAGGCGCACCAAGCACTGGTTTGCTGGAAAAAATTGATCAGATGACACCTGGCGAACTTGCTGCTGGTGCTGCTGCAACTTATGGTGTCTTGAAAGCTCCTAGCTTATATCAGGCTTACCAGCAAAACAAACAAGCAGAGCGTAGACTTGCTATTGACGAGCGCAGAAACGAGCTTTATGCACAACAAGTCAATAAACAAGGTATGGCTCCTGCTGCTGTTGATCCTAATGTCGTTCCAGAGCTTACAGGCGCTCCAGAGGCCCCAAAACTTTCTCCATTAGAAGAGGCGCGTTTAAACACTGAACGTGCCCGTGCTGAAGCCATTCAAGCAAAGATCGCCTTGGAAGAGCGCAGAGTTGCTGCTATGGAATTAAAAGCAAAGGCTGCTGCCGAAGCCAAGTCTGCCGCTAACTCTGCCCAAAAAACTACAGCTAGTGGCGCTGTTAATCCTGAAGACCGTCAGATGTTGCAAAGCTCTGAAAAGGCCAAGATGGATAAAGCAATCATTGCTGAACAAAAGGCTGCTGAGACTACTTCTCGTGCTGCTCAAGCGGCTGAAGCTTTGCAAGCTGTGCAACCACCTGTTGCTGCTGATGTTCCTGTTGCTGGTCAGCCTGTCGTGCCGCCAAAAGGTCCAGAGATTACTTTGACACCTTCTGCTGAAGTCGCTGCTGAAATGCAAGTGGTTCCAAAAGAAGCTGTCCCTCAAGAGGCTCCTCGTCCTCAAGGCTCTGTTCCTCCAAAGGCTAAAGAGAAAAAGACTTTTACCAAGATTGAAGAGCTGCCAAAAGACTTGCAATTCAAAGCTGGTTTGGGTGGTGGCGATAGCTGGTTGCATGACACAGTTGGCCCTGATGTCCGCAAGTTCATCATTGATGAATTTAATGCTGGCAAGCCAATTGGTGGCGGTCAGGCTGGCATGGACAAAGCTTATGGCTTGGTCGGCAAGTATGAGCAGTGGCTAAAAGAGAACATTCCAGAGCAAACATTGAACCGTGCAGAACGAAAAGCTGCTGGTGTTCCTCCTCCAAAACAATATGGCCCATTGGGTAAAGCTGTCAAAGTTGCTGGTGCTACTGGCTTGCTTATGACTGCTGCTCAATCCGCGAATGCAAAAGATTTGGCGCGTAATGTTGGCGAAGCATTGCTTCCAATTGGCGCTACTCCACTTGAGCTGGCTTCTGGTACTCTTACTGAAAAACAATTGAATGCTTTTAAAGAGGCAGAAAAGCTTGGCAGCCCTTACCGAACCGTCAAAAAGAAATAAGCCATGACACACGATCAAGAAACAGCCACAGCCATTGCAGCAAAGTCTGCTCTTCCAGTTGGGATTTCATTGGCTACTTTCATGGGTTACCAAGTCAGCGATATTTTGATGTGGATGACCTTGATCTACACATTGCTGTTGATCATTCATAAGGTCTATCTCATGTACAAAGACTTCCGCAAAAAGTGATGTGGACCCAATCAGCCTTCTTCTTATGGCGCAAAGTGCAGTCGGTGCTATCCGCGCTGGCTGTCAAATGCTCAGTGAAGGTAAGGCTGAAATCAGCAAGTTTAAAAAGCAAGTTGAAGGTGGCGTTGCAGACGCTAAAGCCATCTACAAAGAAATCACTGGTATCTGGGGATGGCTCAAAAGTTTATTATCTGGTGATAAAAATAACAAAAAGCCAGCAATTACGCCAGCTCCAAGCGTAATTGATGAACCTAAAAAGATAACAAAAAAATCCAAAGAACAAGAACCAGAACTAAGCTACGAGGAGTTCCAAGCACGTGCAGTACATGAAATCTGCGAAAACTTAAAAATCTACTTTGAGGCTATGCGCCAGCTCAAAGCGCACTGTCGGGAACTTGAAGAACAAGCTCTCACTACCGAGAAGGTTGCCGATAGTGCGATTGATCGTATTGAAATGGAATGGCAAATGAAGCAGTTGTCTACACAACTGAAACAAGCCATGATTTGGGGTACGCCTGAAGAGCTGGGATTAGGTTCAATGTACCAAGAGTTTTTAGTAAAGTATGACGAGATTTTGGAGGAACAAGAAGCTGCTAGAGAGCTGAAAGCTAAAAAAGAACGGAATGCTGCATGGCGACAAGAACACCGCAAAGAAATCTTAACAGCCAAGCTGATGTACGCAGCGGTAATAACAATCGTGACGCTGGAGCTGACTGGACTGTATTTCGCTCTATGAAGGAATTTTGGTTTTGGGTTGCTATTGTGACTCTGATTATTTTTGGATTTATGCTGATGTCATTTGGCTTGGCGTATCAGAGCAAGCAACTAAAAGAGGCAAAGATTATTTTGCAACGTCTTGAAGAAAAAGAACGTAAACAAAAACTTTTGAAAGAAAAGGAAGAGTAATGTTACCTATCGTAGCCTCAATCGTGGCAAACCTTATTGATAACGGGATGCATAAAGTTGCTGACCAAGTTATTGAAAAAGGTGTTGATGCCGTACAAGACAAGCTTGGTATGGAGCTGAAGCCACAAGGTCAAGCTACACCAGAATACAACGCCAAACTCCAAGAAGAGGCCAATCGCCATTCTGAGTTCATGGCTGAGTTGGACGAGAAATCCACACAACGAGCAACGGATATGTACATGGCTGATGACAGCACCAAGCGTTTCACTCAAATGTACGCATGGTTCATTACTGTTGTGTCATTTGCTTATTTTTTCATCGTTTCATTTGCTCCGATTGAGAACCGCAACCGCGACTTTATCAACATCATCTTGGGCTTCTTGATTGGTACGGCTGTTAACAGCTTGATCCGATTCTTCTATGGCTCTTCTAACAAGTCTCAAGAAGAAATTGATAAGAAGCAAAAGGAGCAACAACAATGATGGTAACTCTTGACAACATCATCGCTGCTGGGGTCAAGCCTGACGTTGCTGCCAAGTGGCTTGCTCCTATTGAAGTAACTTGTGAGAAGTTCCAGATCAATAACAAGTACCGCATTGCTGCTTTCCTAGCTCAGTGCGCTCATGAATCTGGTGGCTTCACGATGCTTGAAGAGAACCTGAACTACTCTGACGCAACGATGGCTGCTGTATGGCCCAATCGCTTTGCTGTGATTGACCCAGCTACCAAGAAGCCTAAGAAGGATGAAAAAGGCAAGAACATTCCTAATGCTTTTGCCAAATCTTTACATCGCAAGCCTGAGGCTATTGCAAATACCGTTTACGCAAATCGTATGGGCAACGGAACTATTGAGTCAGGTGAAGGCTTTTTGTACAGGGGAAGAGGGCTGAAGCAGCTCACAGGCAAAGACAACGTAACTCGCTGTGGTGCAGCTATTGGTGCTGACTTTGTAGCCCATCCTGAACTGCTTTTAGAGCCTCAGTACGCTGCTCTGTCTGCTGGGTGGTTTTGGTCATCCAACAAGCTTGATGCCTTTGCGGACAAAGAAGACATTGAAGGGATGACCAAGAAAATCAACGGGGGATTGATTGGCATTGATGACCGTAAGAAGCGCTACAAGGCTTGCCTAGCGTCAATGGCGTAACAAAGAAGGTGCGTCATCCAAGAAAGAAAAGCCTAAATCTTTTCTATAACTTTGGATGATGCGCTCTTGCTTTTCAATCATTGTGTAGAGGAAGAGGACTTCACTGGTCGCGTCATGCGAATCAACAATAGTCCCTTCATCATCACGTTCTAATAAGACGTATGCCCAGCTAGTCATGGAAATAGTTCGCAACTAAGAGAACAACAATAGCTGTTGCCAATAGTCCTAAAACCATTACTCCAGCAAACATCAGAACCATCTCAATCATAGAACCTCCGCTGATTTAAGTTTGCCTGTCTCGCCATCGAAGGTGAGTTTGAGTTGCCCAATGGAGCTGTCAATGTTTTGCATTACTCGATACAGCCTTAATTGCATAAACTCGCTGTTTTGAAAACGGTCATAGCAAGCATATCGGACTACATCAGGCTTTGGTTCTGGCTTGATGCGGTATTCAAACCCGTTACCCCATTCGGGATTCTTTACTGGAATCCATGCCTGTGCGTCACTCCATCGAGTTTCAATCTCCGCGCCGTCAGCCCAAGCCTTGATTAGTTCTGCGTGTTTGTGTGGCTTCATTTGACCCCCTTTGGCATACCAGCCCTTGAATACATGTAGAAATCAGTAGGAGCAAGTGATACTCGTTTTGATTTTGGCTTTTCAATAACTGTAAAAACAGCATCACCAGAAGTTGATTCACGATTCAAACGGCTTAATGCTCCATACTTTTCGCCATTTAACTTAGCGGCAGACTCTTTGCGAATGTTAGACATAAACTCAGGCATGTAGGTTGCTACATAGTCTTTGCTAAATGCATTAATTACTTTACTCATTGTTTTCTCGCTTTCAGCATTTCGTCTGCGTAAGCGTACTTAGCTTCTTCACGGGTTCGAGTGTTTGCCTCTTGAACAATGTATTTCGTTCCGTCTGGAGCAACTTTTACAATTTCTTGATACCCACCAAGAAATTTGTAATACGCAACGTCATCCTCGCTAGCTTTTGCAGCGAAGTAGTCGCGCAGGGTCATGCCATCTCTTTTTGCCCATTCGCCATCATCGGTGTAATAGCTTGCTGGAAAAGCTGGCCCACCTGTTTCTTTATTCATGCTGCGCTCCATTCACGTTCTTGGCGACCAGCATCAGATGAAACTGTACGGCCTGTTTCTTTTACCAGAGGGGGTGTCATACGTGCCATCTCTGGCAACCTACGAGCAATTTGATTTCCATTCAATCCAGTAAGCCTGGCTATGCCATCTTTACCTAGTGGGCCATGTTCAACAAGGCACTCAAGGATTTTTTGCATGTGAAGGGGTGCTGTTTTTTTGATCGACAAAGCAGCTTCATGGCTGGTTGTTGGGTCCATTTTTCGAGCGCGATGTAGAAAATTCCCAATAAAGTTTTTCATATTGAAGTTCCTTCTTTACTTTAGTCTTTGCATTTTTTTTTGGTGGCATAAATTGGATTGAGTGCCATTCAAAATGACATCTGTTTTCCACCATCATTTTTGATTTATAACCGCTTACACAGTCTTCGCAAATGGTGCATTCCTCTTTTGCAATCTTGGCAAGGCCAAGCCATTGTGAGTATTGCTCATAGTCACGAAAACAATCAGGGGCTATTGGATTTCTGTTGGGGTTCATAGGGGAAGGGGGATCAATGAACAAATCTAGTTGCACGTCAATCCCCCTGACTTACTTACATTCCACAGCCACACATTTGCTTGCCATTCATAAGAACGACACAGCGATATGGTGCATATGTTGGACAAGATGCAAACGCAGCCGTAGATGCGAACAATACGATAGCTACCAATACTTTTTTCATTTCAATTCCTTTACTTTAAAACTGCCATGTAACGGCTTTTACTGCCCACATCTGCGCTGTTTGCGCTTCACTAATAGCAATCGACAACATACGTTTTACTTCTTGGTTTGTAGAAGCGTCTCGCGTGTTGTTTAGTTTGTCAACAATAGCTGCAAAATCTGCTTTGATTGAAGCTACATTTTCAAGACCGCCTGGGTTAAAACTAACGCCACAAGCTTTTTCGCCAAAAGTCATTTCACGAGTTGAGTTTTCCATTTCAATTTCCTTTACTTTCATTCATAAATTGGCTCGTTGTAGTTATGCCAGTTTTTGTGGCACTTTTCGCAAAGCCAGCGTACCTCAAGAGGTTTGGTGTAGTCATCATGATGACCTTCTATTTTGTGTGTGGAGTTGCATTCTGAACAATGTGTTGGCCTTACAAGCTTTCCATCTCTAACAGCATGTCCAGTTATCACTTTTGCTGCATAGGCTAACGGATAGCGTTTTTTGTAATTTTCCATAGCTTTTTTATGAGCTAATTTTCCTTTTTCAGACTGAGCATATGCTTTGTTTTTAGCCATCCTATGAGGAGTTTTGGCTCTAGCAAGGTCATATGCCCTGATCTTGTTCAAGTTCAATTCGCGGTGCTTTCCAACTCGTTCTTTGACGCATTCAATGCACTTGTTAAGGTGTCCGTCTGCCATCTTTGAATGTTTATAGAAAGCATTTAATTCTTTTTCAACTCCACATTCTTTACATACCTTCATAAGTTCTCCTTAAAACGGTATGTAAATTATATGCCATTCTAGAAAGGCAAGTCACTTCCATCGTCCAAATCTTCGGCAGGGGGAGCTTTCCGTGTTGGCTGGCTCACCTGGCGAGCCTGTTGCTCTTTAGGTTTGACAGACAACGAGAAAAACTTCTTGCCGTCTTTGCTTTCTTTGACCCAGCCGCTTAACCAGCAGTCAACGCCATTAAAGTTAATGGAGCCACTGTAGTCAGGGTGATTTTCTTGGGTTTTCTTTTCTTTGTTATTGAAAAGAACACCACGGTTTGTGTTGTCGAACTCTGCCATATCAATTCCTTATTGAGATTTTGATTTTTTAATTGCACTGCGGGTTGCAGCATCCATTTGGTTAGATAACCAAACCTCTTGGTCTGAGTCAAGAACAGCTTCCTTGATCATCAGATATGCGTCTTTAGCTTGCCCCTTCGCTACAAGTTCTGTACACGACTGAGCCATTTCACGCAAAAATTCTTTGTCCTCTTCTGGTAGGTCATCACCAATGCCACCTTTTGGGGTCACGATAGGCGCATCGCCTTTACGACCTGTTGTAGCGTCCAGTGCATCGTGTTCAACAATCTCAAGCGCTGCAACCCACAAATAGCGGCGCAGGTATGTTTGTACTGCCCCAAGGTTTTGAACCTCATGACAGCCCTTTAAAGCAGCCGTAGACATGGGGCTTTGTATGATGATGGTTTCTTCTGGTTTGTCAATGTTAATAATTGACATTTGTGCAATGTCAACATCAAAACTGATAACAGATGTCAGGCCAACTTCATGGAAGATTTGCAATGCAGGAATGATGAAGTCACCAAGCTCAAAGTAGTAGTAGTTCGCAAACTTGTTGTGACCAGACTTTTTGAGCTTCTGTGAGTGAAACTTATCTCGTGCTGCGTTTAGTTTTTTATAGACGTTCATTTCTTTTCCTTTTCAAATCCAATGTCAAATTCTTGATTGATGATTTCATCTTGGCTTGCCTTGTCCAGCTCGCCAAATGTGCGCCATGCGCGTTGATCGCAGTCACATCCACCGCTGCCTTCGAGAACTAAACAACAGCCGCAATAACGGTTGTTGCTTGCTTCAAACTCTTCAACGATAGTTTCGTACAGGCTTTTAGATTTCATTGGATTCCCTTTGCAAAATATTTTCCAATCGTTCAATTGTTCTATCGCGCACTAAGTTGATGATGTTCGTTCCATCGACAGTTTGAATTTGGTCGATAGAGAACATGTTCTCGTAGATACGGTGGTAGAGGAGGATTAGTTTGATGTCATCAAACTTGATGTGACGCACATATTGACCTGTCTTCAGGTTCCATGTGGTGAAGTTGTCTTGCCATTTCATTACATTACTTTCTTGATTGCGATTAGGACTGCAATTATCGCAATTGCAGTAAGGATTGCAACAACAAAATTGTTATTACGTGGACGTTTGTAATGCTCAATTCCACTCATGTACTCTAGTGGATAAGCTTCCATGCGAGTGCGTGGGTAGCGGCGAACAGTTGGATTCAGATCAATCAATTGAGTTTTCATATTTATTTTTATCCAAGTCTTCTTCGATTGCTTTGATGACGTCAGCGTATTCTTCTGGTGTCAGCTCTTCAGTGATGTCTACTTCATTGCCAAACTCGTCTTGACAGGTTGCAGTGATTTCATAGTCAACTGGCAAGCCTACAGAATCATCGCCGTCAATGATGTCGTACTCAACATCAACATCGCAGTAGTCGCCTAAAAAGGCAATGTGTGTGTAAAAGCTCATGCTGCCACCTGCTCACGAAGTTTGTTGATTTCTCGAATGATGTCTGTCAGCGTCTTGCAATCCATGCCACACCACTCGTTGATTTGTTGAACAGCTAAGTTCAAACCATCACTATGCCCTTGTTGCCAAGCTTCAATTTTGTTCATTTAATTACCTTTCATTGAATGCGCCATTTGTTGGCGTAGAAGTAATATACATCAACTTTGACTGTATGCAACAACTATATTTCTATCAAGTTTACTGACGTGATAGATAAACTTAATCAACTTCTACTGAGTTTTAGTTTACTATAGAGCCTTCATTAACTGGAGGACTTATGAAAATTGAAGATTTAGAGAAGCACATGACTTGCTACGGTATTGCAAAGCTGTTGGGCGTTACGCCAACTTCTGTGTACCAATGGAAGAAGACGGGCAAGATTCCGCCTTTGCGCGTCTATGAGCTGAAAGAGAAAAAGCCTGAATGGTTCAAAGGAGAGTGATATGCGTTACATGATTGGCTTCCCTATCGCTTGGTTAGTTGTCTATTTCATGTTTTCGTTTATCACCATGAGCTTTAGCCCTTCAAACTGGACCGAGAACTACCGCATTCTTTGCGCTGTCTTTGGAATGGTTTGGGGCGTAGCAATGTCTTACCGCATTAGTCAGGATTGCAAATGGGCATTCTGATCGTGTACATCGTTGTTGATTGGCTATTGGAGAACGCATGAGTAAAGGCAGTACACCAAGACCGTTTAGTGTCGCTAACGAAGAGTACGCAAACCGCTGGGATGCAATCTTTGCAAGAAACAAAAAATTAACAGCATGTCCTAAGTGCGGTTCAGAGGAATACGATTCATGTAGTACACCAGTCGGAGCTGGTGATCCATCGCACACATACTGTGTTTGCACAAGTTGTCATCACGAGTTTGATGGCAAAACAATTTGGGATTGAAAGGAAAAGAAATGAGTAGTTACGCAGAATTAGAGCTAGCCGTAATTCGTTGGAGTGAGCAAAGACGCATCATCCCAAACAGCACACCATTAGCTCAATGGAAAAAAGCTGCTGAAGAGTTGGATGAACTCAAAGACGCACTGAAAAAGGATGACCGAGTAGAAGCTATTGATGCTGTTGGAGACACCGTTGTGTGCCTGATCAACATTTGTGCTTTACTGGATGTGAACTTGACAGACTGCCTTGAGGCTGCATATAACCAGATCAAAGATCGCCGTGGCTACATGAATGCCGAAGGTATCTTTGTCAAGGAGCAATGATGTCAAACTGCCTTCAATGTAAAAATTATGGAAATCCATACAGCGTGGCATGTACAGGTTGCGAACCTATTTACAAGAATTTTGAGCTTGCAATAGGAAAACCTAAAACAGCATTGGATAACCAAGAAGGCGGTAAACACTACAAAGACAAAGCTATCCAGCCTATTGTCTACATCCATGCGAACAAGCTTGGATTCTGCGAAGGTAATGTAGTCAAGTACATCACCCGTCACAAAGAAAAGAATGGTGCAGAGGACATCCGTAAGGT